TAAATGGGTAAACCATGTGAGACAACCAAGCTGGAAATAAATACAGCTTTCCAACTTCGGGCTGTACTTCAAAACTTTGTGGCGGTCTTAATCGTTCTACATTCATAATTTCGTTTCTGCCGTAGTTAAAGGCTAAATACCCATCGCATACACCAGACGATTCATACTTGTTGTACATAGGACTTCCAGCAGCAGGTTGATCCAATATCTGTTGCGGTACTTTAGTCCAAGCAGTTGTTGATATACCCATAATCGTTTTAGTTCCATGATCGTGTATTGGGTTGTAATCGCCAGCATAACTATGCACCGACCACGTTTCGTCTATCGCAACTTGCCGATTCTTTTTAAGGTTACTGCCTGTGCTTTTCATAAAATGATTGATGTACTCAGCCCCTAAACTAGTCACAAACTTAGCATACTGCCTAACCTTCTCGTGCTCTGGGTCCATGTTCAGTTGCTCACCATGAGCAATCTGACCGACCAATGAATGAGCCAAAGATTCTTTATCTGCTTGTTTCCTTAAATCGTCTAAGTATGAATTTAAGTCTTCAACCATTCCATCGGGCATCCGAGTTTCCAATACGAAAACAGAAGGCATTGTCCAGATATTAACATTAATATCCGATTCCTCTAAAGGCACTGCCTCTTTGTCAGCCATGCTTAACTAGAAGGGACTGAAAAGTCGTTGTCTGGTACAGGATTGCTAGGCGGATTAGTGATCACTGAATCCACTTGACTTGCAAACACACCATCCCACTGCGAAGTCGGACACATTGCGGTCAAAGCTGCCAGATTAAACGAACCTTTCGCTGCTTTGGTAAAATCACCATCGGCTGCTACGGCTATGTGAGTGAATACAGACTTGTAATAAGTTGCATCGCCTTCGCTGTCGTTTTCGTAAGTCATTTCTAAATCCCATTTTTCAGCCTTACTTGACTTCACATAGGGAATAGACTTCGTTAGCTTTTTAGTTACTGCCATTTTTTATTCCTCTTTTATTTTAGATTTTAATTGCTCGACTTCTGCCGAGAGTTCTTGGACTGCTTTAATCAGTGGATGCACAAACATTTCTTGAGAAACAGCTTGTATTTCTTCGCCTTCCTCTGTCATATTCCAACCACCAAAATCAGTTATGTCGTGTTTATCTAGTGCTTCTTTAACTTCTTGTGCAATGAGTCCATACATTTTATTTGTAGAAACAGGCATCCCTTCCGAATCTGTTGCATCATAGTCTGGTAATGAAGGATCAATTTCAGATTTCTTTTTCCACTTATAAGTAATGGGTCGTAAATCGTTAATAAAAGCTAATCCACAATCAGTATTGTCTTGTATGTCTTTTTTATATCTTACATCTGATACTCTTGTCCAAGAGGCATCAGTACCAAAAGCGTTCCAAACTCTATTGTCTCCATTTCCCGAACCAAAAGTAAATCGTGAAGCGCCAGTGCTAATACAGTCTTCTCCAATTGCAATTTGATAACTTGCATTGCTCGCACTTGCATCTGCCCTTTGCCCAATTATTGTATTTCTATATCCAGTTGTTATTACATCACCAGCCATCGTTCCAACACAAACATTCAACCCGCCTGTTGTGATTAAATCTCCAGCGCCCTGTCCAATTACTGTGTTATCGGAAGATGTGGTATTCGCTGTTAAAGCAAAAGCACCAACGGCTACGTTATTTGCTCCCGTGGTATTTGCTGTTAAAGCATCATAACCAATAGCAGTGTTTCCATTAGCAGTGGTATTTGCATCTAGTGCCATAGCACCTAGTGCTACATTCTGCGTTCCAGTTGTATTTTTTGTACCCGCTTTATTTCCAATGAATGTGTTGTATTCTGCGGTGGTGTTGTCGTTTCCCGCTTCATGTCCAACGAATACATTTTCAGCACCTGTGCAAGCAGCTCCCGCGCCTTTACCGACTGCAACATTCATGTTGGTTGAGCTTACGCTTTCTAAAGCCTCGACACCAATCGCAATGTTATTGGAGCCTGTTGTGATTGATTGTCCCGCATCACGACCCATACCAATGTTGTTATCGCCAGTTGTATTTGCTGCCAGTGCATCTTTACCTACGGCTGTTAAAGAGGCACCTGTGGTGTTTGCTGTTAAGGCTTCATAACCAACAGCTACATTATTACTAGCGGTTGTATTAGCATCAAGAGCAGACCTACCCACAGCTACGTTTTGAGTACCTGTTGTATTAGCAAGCATAGCTGCGGAACCCACTGCTGTATTTGAGTTCGCTGTAGTATTTGCCTTCAAAGCATCCATGCCGATTGCTACGTTATTGTCTCCATCTGTGGTAGCCAGTAAAGCAGACTCACCCACAGCAGTATTGCTGTGTCCTTCGGTATTTGTTTCCATTGAATCAGCACCAATAGAAGTATTATGGTAGCCTGTGGTATTTGCTACTAAAGCATTTTTACCCATAGAAACATTGCCATAACCTGTGGTGTTTGCTCCTAGAGCAGCATAACCAACGGCTGTATTGTTATCTGCTGTCGTATTCGCATCAAGAGCATTAGCACCAACGGCTACATTTCTTGTTCCTGTGGTGTTAGCTCCGAGTGCAACTGTTCCAATAGCAGTGTTAGAATTTGCAGTGGTATTGGCATCTAGCGCACCATAACCCACTGCTACGTTTGATGTTCCTGTTGTATTTGCAGCCAATGCGTTATAACCAACAGCAACTATGTTTTCACCAGTGGTGTTGGCAGTAGCAGCTCCATACCCGACTGCTGTATTTGGTGTTCCTGTGGTGTTTGCGTTTAGGGCATTAGATCCAACAGCAACATTGTTTGCTGCTGTGTTTTCATATAAAGCTCTATAGCCAATACCAACATTGTCCGCAGCAGTTGTGTTATCTGTTAGAGCTTGCATACCAATACCAATATTTCTAGCGCCTGTTGTGTTAGCTGCTAATGATGCTGAACCGACTGCTACACTAGAATTTGCGGTGGTGTTAGCACCCAAAGCGCCATCACCGATAGCCGTATTATCATTACCTGTGGTGTTCGCATCTAGTGCTGCATAGCCAACTGCGGTGTTGTCTGTTCCAGAAGTATTTGCGGTTAAAGCTAAATAGCCAACCGCTACGTTGCTAGATGCGGTTGTGGCTGCTGCTAGAGCATTTCCCCCAATAGCGACTGACTCATTTCCTGTTGTAAGTGCAGTTCCTGCGTTTCTTCCTACTAAAACATGACCATTACCTGTTGTAACTGCATCGCCAGCACCAGAGCCGACTGCGGTGTTATCGTCTGCTGTTGATGCTCCTAAAGCATTTAGACCAATAGCAACATTATTGCTGTGAGTTACATTTGCATCTAGTGTGCCATAACCCACTGCTACATTTGAAGCACCTGTGGTGTTTGCGCCTAAAGCACCATGACCAATACCCACATTATTATTTGCTGTGGTATTGCTGTTCAAAGCCGTAAAACCAATCCCTACGTTGCTGTCTCCTGTGGTATTTGCTGTTAAACTTGTTCTGCCAACCGCAACATTATAATCACCTGTGGTATTTTCTGTTAATGCTTGAAAACCCACACCTACGTTATAACCTCCTGTTGTTTGAGCATCTAAAGCCTCAGAACCTATTGCTACACTTTCTATTCCTGTAGTATTAGCTCCGAGAGCATTATCGCCCACTGCAACATTGTCCGATCCAGTCGTGACTGCATCAAGTGCATTCTCACCTATGGCTACGTTATCCGTTCCTGTCGTAATTGCTGTACCGAGTGCGCCAGAACCCAGTCCGACATTTCCTGTACCGCCTGTCATATCTAATACGTCAGTTACTGCTGCGCCTGCTCCAGCACCATCTGTAACAACCATCTTGATTCCGCCATTCGGAATGACGACATTTGCGCCTGTGCCTTGAGATATTGTTACTTGATAACCCGCGTTGTTTTGAATCACCCAAGTCTTACTGACTGTGTTGGGTGCGAGAGTTACTGTATTGGTTGCGGTGATTGATCCTGTCAGCGTTAGAGCAAAGGCTCTGGCTGCATCGGCAGTACCATCTGCCATCGTAATTGTGTGCGAAGTTCCTGTAATGGCTTCTGAGCCAGAACCCCATGCTTCCGCAATTAATTCTAAATTTGTATTGGTACTCGTTCCCCAAGTACCCGACTCATCGCCTGTAGCGATTTCTTTAAGCCTTAGATCGTTTACATAAGTTGCCATTTATTCGATTCCTCTTATTGTTTCATATATTATACGAAGATTACTCATTACGCTACTTCTTTCCAGTCTGGGCTTTGCGAATCATCTATACTCGACCACCCTGGAGTCTGCGAATCACTTACCGCAGACCAACTTGGATCTTGAGAATCATCAACTATTCCCCAAACAGTTAATTGACTAATTTGCCCTATTGCGCTAATTCCTGTAACTGAAACTCCTGCACTTGCTTGAGGAGTAAGATCACCAATTTGTCCTGTACTAGCACTTTGCGTAACAGAAATAACATTATTGCTAACAGTGCTGATTGTGCCTAATGCACTTGTTGCAGCCAATCCTGTAGGATAAACATTTGCGTCACAAGTAACTGTTTCATCGCCTTGCGATATTGTTGAAGCAGCACCGCTAACACCTACAATCGCTACGCCATTTGCGACAACTGTACCAACCGCACCTGTACCAGCTACTCCTGTTTCACTGACATTCGCATCACCGCTTACTGATTCTGTGCCTAAAGCACTAGTACCAGCAACTCCTGTTACAGAAAGATTAGCTACACCTGTGACAGTTAAACTATTTACTGCTCCTGTACCAGCTACTCCTGTTTCGCTTACATTCGCACCAGCAGATATACTTAATGATCCTAGTGCACTTGTTCCAGCTACTCCTGTTTCTGTAACATTTGCAACACCTGTTACAGTTAGACTGCCGATACCACCTGTGGCTGCAACACCTGTCTCTGCGACATTGGCATCACAACTAACGGTCTCTGTTCCTAGGGCAGTAGTTCCCGCAACACCTGTTACATTAACTGTAACACTAACAATTGCAGGTTCACCCCACGGACCAGTACCCCATGTGGATCGACCCCAACCAGACATGATTGGTTACGCTATTCTAATAACAGCGTTACTTGCGTCTGCAGTTGGGAAAGATATTGTAAAACTACCTGCTGTGCTAGTTTTGTCTCCACCGAAATCAAAAACTGCAACTGCTGGATCGCCAGTAGCTGTATCGTTATAAATCATACAACCTCTTGCAGTAATAGTAGCTGTTCCAAAAGTCAAATCAGCAAAATCAGTGTACGCAGTTGTTCCTGATGTTGTCGGGTTGACGTTTGTTAAAGCTGATCCTCCCGCAGAATAGTTTGTTCCAGATGCTTCTTGCCCTGTGCTATAAGCTGTAGTAGCAGCACTCATAGTCGCAGAGCTAGTGTACAAAGCAAGTTTAAAAGAGTTTCCTCCACTCGCTTTAAAGTTATGCACTGCTTGCAAAAGCTCACTTTTGAAAGAAGTACACATCGCTTGTGTTATAGCCATTATAGCCTCCTAATAATTTCCGCAAGGTCTTTATTTCCTTGCGCTTCTAATTGATTGCCTATTGTACACATGTGGTTTTTAATAGCTTCACGCATGTAAAAAGCAATAATAACGTGACACGAATTTTTGAAGGCATGGGCTTGTGCTTTAATTGGTTCTGGTGCTGTGTCGCTCACCGAAACTAATTTATTAGTAGCCATCTCAGCAACTTCTTCTACTGTATGACCCCTACCATGTGTTGTTTTTACACCTAAATCTCCTATGGAGATTTTAAATGAATCTGTTTCCATTTAATATACCTCTGGTTCTGGTGGACCTAAAGTGATTTTTTCTGTTCTTCCTGAAAATCCTTTTATAACTTTTTCCTCTTCTACTTTTGAAGAATCAATAATTTTCATGTCTCCGTTCTCTATGTACACAACAGGTGGATTATCCAACCTATGGTATCCATATAGTTTTTCCTCTACAGGAATATTTGTGTCTAACATAGAAGAGGTTGCTGCTATTGATATATCTATGCCTCGACTCATACACTTTGATAACCAAAACTCACAGCAACCTCTCCCCATCTCGCCAAAATGTACATTGTTGCCATAACTAAAATCTGCTCCGTACATATTAATCGTAGCGACCTCGTTGTATGCAGCAAAAGCTATGGCATAAGAGATGGTGTTATTAAAATAACTACAGCTCATTTCATTGATAATTTTTTCTAACGGATAAAGCTCTATCGCTGGAACTCTATTGTCTTTTTCACAAGAATAAATTGGAACGTCTAGTCTTGGTAGTGTTCTGCGCATAACGTGGGTTTGAGGTCCTGCATCAAATGTGTCAAAAAACCTTGAAGCAGGATCCATCATAAAAACTCGATCACACTTAATGACAGCACACATAGAATTAATAGCCCAAACTTCATCGTATTCTTTGCTGTGGCTGATGGACATGTGATAGTCTAACTGACTTCTGCCCATAGAGACGATAGCTATACTTTTGCCTTTTAGTTCCTTAATCATTGTGGTTGTGGTCTTAGCTTGTCGTAACGATATTGATCTCTAGTGCCTAGCCCTTCATTAAAGTTTTTAAGTTTAAGTATCGCATCTTGAAAACGTGTTTCAAAATATTGTAAATCGTTCGGGTCTTGTTTCATAAAAATAGAAGCTTCTACTAAAGAACCATACAGTATTGCATCTGGGGCATTGGTAGAAAGCCACGTTGTTCCGCTATCTCCTGCTGCTGTTAGCGAAGCAGGTCTATAAACATAGTGGAGCTCGAATGTTGAATTAGCGTTAGGTGCTGGTGCCAAGATGAACGTATCTTCGTCAAACGAAGCATAATATTTAGGAACTCCTGTTGTGGCTGTAGCTGGGGTATAGTCCCTAATCCAAGTAACTTGTTTTAAATTTAGATAGTTGTAATTGCTGTCTGAATCAATTACCGCTAAACTCAGGGGGTCTAAATAGTCGCTGGGTTTTGATAAATAAGAATTACCAGAACTCGCCGTTCCTGTTACGTTTTTGCGGAACTCGTCTAATTGTACTATTTTTAATATTTTTTCTTCAGACAATTTAATAAATGTGTCTAAAGTGTTTGTAAAAGTTGTTTCGTCGTTATCCATATAGTTTTGGATAGCTGTTTTTAAACCTGAATATGTAAAACTCATGTTGTCACCGTTAATGTTCCCAGGCTTGAGGTAGCCTCAAGTCCTGTAAAATATGTTCCTATCGTGTCCGCATTAGTGTCTGTCATAGGAGAAGCAGCACCTGCGGTAACTACACCTAACTGCGCCTGAGGTAAAGGAACCTCTGGTCTAGCTTGGTATAAAGTTTCTGGGTCTGCCGTAATTCTGGCTGGTGTGTCTTGCGGTTGTCTCGGTTCGTAACACTCGGGACAAACCTTTAAGTTGTTCCACTCCACCTTCATGGATAAATACGGATACGACCAACCGCATCGGTCGCAAACTGCTAATGCGTGTGTGCCTTTAGCGTAAGCCATTAATAAGTTGCCTTGGGAACTAAGTGAAGACTAGCTCTGCCTCTGTCTTCATCCTGTGCCCTTCTTAAGTCCTGTTGATAGATCTGTAAAAGCATAGGCACACGTTCAGGGTTTTTCTTTAACGCCATGTAATACGCTAAACCAGAGACCATAGGCGGTATAAATCGGCTAGGTATCTCTTGGTCTTGTGCCGAAGCAGTTACATCATCGATCCGCTGAATTCGATAGCTTACAAAAACATCAGTAGAGTTCTCAGGGGTTGGCCAGAGCTTAAGAACTGGAGTTGTCTGTCTGTCGACAAAAAATTCTGTAGGTCTTGCCTCGGTTGTTTTATTAGGAATATTTAGATACTCCATACGACCAACTCGACTCATTTGATAATCAGTTTGTGTACCATTTACCGTTCTGCGTATAACTGCCTCAAGAATATCGATATCATAAGAATTCAACGTATAACTTGCTGTGCCTTCTGTTAGTGTTAAACTAACTTGAGCAATAGTCCAAATATTAATGCCTCGGTTCGACCAATCTGCAAACATAACATTTAAAGATCGTCTAGCTGTTGCTGCATCATATCCTGTCCGAGCTTCTAGCCCAGCAAGTTCATACGCTTCTTCTATTACTTCGCCTGTGTCTAGGGCAAATGTTTTAGTACCAGAAGTTGCCATGATCTAGGATCCTGGAGCTTCGTAGTATTTTAAAAATTCGCACCAAACAGTGTACTCGTTTCCTGCGTCAGCGGTAGAAGGGACAACTAAAAGAACATCCCCTGAATACCCCGATGCTGCAGTGTTCTTTAAACCACCTATCTCACTAAAATCAAAAGAATTATCGTAAGCTAGTGTTAAAAAGGTAACATCAGTAGTTGCGTCCCAATCAAGAGAAGCAGGAGCATCAGGTGCTCCGCTACATGTATACCAAATTTTATTTAAAGACACGTGCGCACAAGACTCGCCGTTCAATGTTGAAGCATTCAATGCTGAAACATCTACTAGGGTTGTGCTACTGCCACTTCCATCAGAGTAAACTGAACAATAGACTATCAGTTTTTTCTCGCCATCTAATTGATTAGTTGGACCTGTAACTGTATCAGCCATGGTTCACCTCCTTATGCGTCAGCGAATGGAGTTACTAGTGTTCCTGAACCTAGTATAATTCCTTCCACTGCATACTTAGCAGAAGCTATCGCAGTACATCTAACTATACTACCCGCTAGTCCGCCTTTAGTAGTACCGTTCATAGTGATAACATCGTTACTTGCACCAGAAATAAAGGTTTTACCAGTAGAGTCAGTTACACCCGTGTAAGTACCACCAACAAATTTATCGGTTCCATCGGTTAAGATGTCCATATCTGTGGCTGCTGTAACAACAACAAACATGAATTGAGCTCCTAAATTATTAGTTTGGTTAGGGTCTGTGTCTTCGCCAGGAGCAGTTGCAACGATAGTGGGTAAAGTAAATTTACCGTCTGCGTCGTTACAAAGCAAAATTTTACCTGCGTGAGATGCCACTGTAATTGATGTATCGGCAGTAAGGCTTACTACTGAAGCATTGCCTGCTGAGATAAATCCAGCCAGTGATCTAACTGGACCTGAAAAGGTTGATTGCGCCATAATTTTTTCTCCGAAAAAATAAGTCCTACCGTCTTGGCTTGTCTGCTAGGTCAGTCTGTAGAACAAGTTTATCCCTAGATAAAGCGATGCGGGTTGAGTGAGAAACCCCCGCATCATAGGTTCCATATTACTTGCGTTTTAATGCTCTACTTGGCATTAAGCACCAGGAGATCCGAAGATACCGCGCCAGTCAGACCAGCCGAAGCTGTATCTTTCTCTTGCTTTGTATCTTACGTTTCCTGTTTCGAAGTCACCTTCCATGTTAGTGGAAACTGCAGTTCGAACAAAGTGCTTGAGACCATTAGGTATATCTGTCTTAACAAACCAAGCGTCAGTGTCTGTCAAATAGTGATTCACAGCATAGCCGTCAGGGATCATTCCCATATTTCTAATTGCATTGATGTCATTATCTGAAGTTCCGACTCTTCCTGGAGTGTTTAACAACCGATCTGCAACAAATTGTAATGCAGGTGGCACAATTAATCGTTGTGCTTGTGCATTAACTTTCAAACCTCTCTCATCTTTAAAGCCAGCAATATCAATTAATGCTTGCTCCATTGATGTTTCGTTAAGGTCTGCAGCTGTACTTAGTTCGTTCGCGAGGTCACCAGCAGTTAAAGAAGTATGATCGGTAGCGAATAGTTCTTTACCGTCTCCTCCTGGATAACTACTACTGAATCCATTATTCAACACGTTAGCAGCTTTAATCTGCTTAGTTTGTTGCATGGAACGAGCTAGTGCTCTTGTATATCTTGCAGAAAGGGTATCGTAGAGATTATCTTCCATCGCTTCTTCAGTCAAGGAGAAGGCTAACGCCACAGTGTCGTGAGTATAGCGAGCTGTCCAAGTTTCTTGGGCAGTGTCATACTTAACAGCAGCACCTTCGCCTTTAACTGCAGCTTCTCCGAATCCAGAGAGCATCACTTCTTCCTCATAAGCACGATCAGAATTTTCTGTGTCGAAAATCATCGTATGCTCATCAGCATAGCTTGAGTACTCTAGTCCGAATAAAGCATTAAGTCCTGGGACAAGTTCTTTAACGAGCTGCGCTCTATTAATTGCCATTACTTATTCTCCTTATTCAAACGGATTAGCTGGGAAACGGAAGAATGCTCTAGCGTATGCTGCGATTGAGTTGCTTGGTGTATCCACAAAGCCAACACAAAGAGCAACACCAGAAGATGTAGTAGCAGTTACTCCCTCAGCAGAACGACCAGTAGAAGAACTACCAGCAGTTGTTGTGAGAGTGTATTTATTGCCAATAAAACTTACAGCTGGTGTACCAGCGGTAAATTGAGCTTCGTAAACGATGTCTGGATCGTTATAAACATAAGCCTTAGCATCTGCACTTCCTAATGTAGCAGTACTAGCTGTCCAATACTTTGAAAAAGTTGGAGAGCCATCACTTGCCTCATAATAAACGCCAGCAAAAACGCCAACAGGAGCACCAGTAGCCGTACCTTGAATGATATATCCAGAGGAAAGATTAACGACATCTCCGCTATAAATAGCAGTGCCGTAAGCACTCTCGATTCTCATTTGGGCAGGTCTAATAGTTCCACCAGTCATGTGATATGCTGGTGTAAACCCATTGGGATCATTAGTATTTGCCATAGTTTAATTACCCATTTAGTTAAAGGTTAGTCTTTAGAAAGATCCTTTCTGCTACCAAACTCCGTCCTCGTTTGACGATTCGGTTGTTCGATAGGCATAATAGGATTACTTTCCCTCATTAGTTCAGAATCAACAGCTTGCATGGACGCATCGGTCATATCTTGAAAATATTCCTTACGTTCATCAACTATCGACTCATCAATCTTGGCTAAAATTAAGCCACCAACACCAATAACGCCTGCGTGTTTGCCGTCCTCGATTGTTGGACCTTGAAACTCAGGGTGAGCTTCTGCCCGAACTGGCTCGAATCCTTCTCGAATACGTTTAGACATATTCGTTTTATCATCTTGCCCAAGAACGCTTTCACGTATCCAGCGATACTTATATCCTGGAGGGGGTTGTGGCGCATCCAAACTGGATGGTGGTTGCCAAGGTTTTCTGCGAGTGGTTTTTTCTCGAACTTCAGCAGAACGGGAGTTTCGATCTGTCATATTATACTCCTATATTTAGACATACTTTGCGTACTCTTCTAATGGCACACCAAGCTTCTTAGCAATTGCTTGTTGGCTTGTTGTGAGTTTTACTTTTCTGGATTTCCTAGTGTTTGGGTTAGCCCCAGCGCTAGTTCGTCCAACTGCTTGCACAGGAGGGGCTTTAGCTTCCTCTTGTGCAAATTTGTGTGGAAACGCTTCTTTAATCCGTCCATCTAACTGCTCGTAATAGTCAGTAGAAGTAGGGTTTATTCCTTGTTCTTGCATTTCCTTGTCTATTTCAAAGGCAGCAGAAGTCATTACTCGATCTCTTCCGAACCAAGAATTTTCTTCTTTTTGCGCCCAAGCTGTTGCTCTTGGATCCACTGGAGGTGGAGCATCGGCACCATTGCTTGAAGCACCATTTGTCGGTTTTTGAGAGTCTCGTTTCATTCGACGATTAATCGTTTCCTCTTCAACAGCCAGTTTTGCTATTTGCTGTTGGGTAGCGACTTGTGCATCGATGTCTCCGTCTTCTAATGCTTTTTTATAATGGGTTTTAGCCTGTTCAAGCTCTGTGTTGATACGACCACCGTATTGTTTTAATACAGCTTTGTCTTTCTTTTGAACCGTCGTTTCAAACTCTTTTACTTTTTCTTGTAGTGTTTGAGCAACTCGGAGAGCTTCGTCTCTTTGTCTTTCGGCTTCTCGTTGGTTATAGGTAAGTTTATCGATTCGTTTTTGAACTTTCTCGCTATACTTATCTATTTCTTCTTCGTGTTCCCCTGAGGCTTCGGCGGATGCTTCAACTTCGATTTCTTCAGTTTCTTCCTCGTTAGGGATCTCTATTTCTTTTTCTAAGTTTTCAGTTTCTTCTGGCATGGTCTCCTCCATGTAATGTTTTTGAGTTTAGCGTGAATTTTTGCAAGAGTAAAGTATTATCCCCCAAGAATATCTTCGGGGTCATCTATTAGTGCTAAAATTTCATCGTCGTTTAAAAGACGCAAGTCTCCTCCATCAATTTGGATTCGGGCACCTGCGTAGCGTCCAAAAATGACCCAATCCCCTTCTTGGCACCAAGCGCCTTCAGGGAATTTTAATCGGTCTTTATAGGCATCTGGTCCAAGAGCTACAACGTAGCCCACTACTGTAGTTAGACGCTCTCGGTCTACAGTTTGTTTAGCCAGATAAATTCCACCTTTTGTCTTCTCTGCAGGAGCAAAAGGTAAAATTAGCATGCGATAACCTGTTGGTCGAGGAAGTTTTTGAGACAGCTTACTGTCTTTTTTTAGGTCATCTGGTGTAAAATTAATTGCTTTTTCTTCGGGTTCTTCAGACCCAAAATTAGAAACGAAAGGAGGTATTTCTCTCTTAACTTTCTTAGGTTTTTGCGCTTCATTTTTCATCTGGTGTTTCCATCCTTTTATTTAATCCAATTATTTCATTCTCAATAAAGTTTAGCCCTGATATCTCTCCTAGGAGTCGCTGGTATTGAGTATAGTCCGCAACACCACCACTAACGAGAGTATTTTTTAACTCTTCTTGTCGTTTACGACATTGCTTCAATAAGAATTCAGTCGCTGTTATCCAGTCCATAGGTTATTCTTTAACCCATTGGATAAAACTAAGCCCCTTAGTAGCAGCACCGCCACCCTTAACCTTACCTTTAACCGCCTTTATTTCCCCATCGCCCTCTGTGTTCAGCTTAACTGGGTTTTTCTGCGGTCCAGGATATAGTTTAGACTTCTTAGCCATTTTATTCTCCTCTAGTTCTTTCGTCCGCTTCTCGGACAGTATTTAAAATATCTGCATAAGTTCTATCTGCTTCGAGTATAGAGCTCTGTACGTTTTTCTCTCTGTCTGCTGCAATTTTCATTTCTGCTATAGCTTCTTGAGATTCAATTTTATCTTTCTCGACTTCCCGTTTCTGTTCCGAAGCAATTGCACGTTGCCTTATTTCAGCTTTCTGTAGTTCAATTATCGGATCCATCTTAGCTTTCTCTTCTGCTTCAGCGACTGCTTGAGCCCTGCCCGTAACTTCTGCTGTGGCTTGAGTTGCTGATTGTGCAATTTCATTCATAATCTGTTGTGCTTGTTCAGGCGGCATCTGTTGTAATTCTTCTAGTGGTGGTAGCGGTTGTCCCATCGCTTCTTCAATCTCTAATCGATACTTCATCGATTGGTGTTCTTGTATATTTGAACTAATCATTTGCACAACCATCTCGTTTTGTTGTGCCATCGGGTTTTGTACAAACGATGAGTGTGCTTCAATGTAGGCTTCATGGTCTTGCCATTCAAACGCTTTGATAGGTTGTCCCATCATTGCTGCCTGTTGTTCACTGATAGGGTCTCTTGGTGGAACTTGCTGTTGTTCTTTAAACAGTGTTTGTGGGTTTTTAATTTCAAGTGCTTCATACATTCTTCTATATGCTTCCTGCATATTGTGTATTTCTGGTGCAGCTTGTGCCATCTGTAATTGTTGTTGTGCTATCATTACCCGCTGTGCCATTGAAAAGATGTTTGGGTCACTGACTGGGAGGACATCAACACGATCGTCAAAATCTTGTGCCATGACAACCTGTTGTCCACCCTCTGTCATATATGGGTACTCAGGTGGTAGGTATTTAGCGTAAAGCGTAGAAAGTAGTCTAAACTCCTTCTTTTGGGCAAAATGTAGTCGTTTATGTATAGCCGACATTACTTTCGTCCCCCGTTCTAGCATGGCTATGGTTGTTCCTACAGGAAGTTGTTGGCTACCTATATCCCCTACTTGCATGTCTGCTATGCTTGCGAACCTTCTACCCGAATCAACCAAAACACCTAACAACTGTGATAAAACAGCCGAAGGTTCTTTATAGGGTAGGGGTAATAACGAATCTTTAATCGTAGCGCCTGCTACATCAACGTCTCTAAATTCTCCAGGTTGTAGTGGTTCGTCTTCGCCTTGTATCCGCATTCCACGAGCTTTAAATCCTGCGGGGAGGTTGGCTAAAGTACCAGCATCGATAAGTTGCCTCAATATTGCTGTTACTGATTTGGTTAGACCGCCAATCATGTGGATTAAACCGAAACCATAAAAACCTAGTCCTGGAAGGAACTTATACTGAACAAAATAATCTAATTTTTTATAGAGTTCGTCTCCTTCTTCCCAGTTACGTCGAATAGCGAGTATTTGGTTCATGTCTTCACAGATGGTTACGATATACGGGCAGGCGAAGCCGTGGTCTTCTATTTCCGACAACCTTAGATCAACGTGCATTTCTAGTATAGTGTAAAGTTCGTTATTCTCTGCGTAAGTAGAGCTGAGTCCTTCAAGTTCTTCCATTTTCTCTTGTACGTCGTTTGGACTTATTGCTCCAGGGTTCTGCATTAGATCAATATCGCTGTATGTGCCGTTTAGTTGCATTTTAAGCAAATCGTTTTTAGTCATGTTCATCACATGTGTGACACGCGGTGAAGTAGACAGGTCGGTAGTAGAATAGCTAACGACTAAATCTTCCGCCTTAACAAACTCACTGACCGCACGGTTCAGCATCGTATCGAAATAAACTTTTTTGAAAGCACTTCCAGAAAGCGGTAGGTAAAAAAGCATTGAGTCCATCTCTGGGTCGTACTCTTCCATCACGTGTGTGATCTGGTAGTTCATAAATTCTTTAACTCGAGTCGATTGTGAAACGATCTCAGGGTTATGCCCACCAACGACCTGTACTTGTACTGGTCCACCTGGAGGTAATAACTCTTTATAGGCTTGCGCTTGAAACTGAGTCACAGCTTCTGATAATATTGGGTGGTCAACGCCACTAGCTCCTTGAAACGGTTGTGTTCGTTCTTGGCTTTTGATCCCCAGTAAGTCTAGTCCTTTAGTGAAGGCTTCATACCAATCTTGCCGAGATTCTTTGTCGTCTTCGTACATACCGACGAGTTCGCTGGCTAGTGGATTTAAAACCGAATCGTCTAAGAAGTCTGCTAAATTCTCATTGAACTGTGGTGCTTGAGGCATTTCCTCTTGCATCATCTCTTCACCGTCTGGTAATTCAAGTTCAATCTCTACGGGAAGCGGGGTTCCAGCAAGAGGGGCTTCTCCGTTCATTACTGGAAGTTGTTTATCAATTGCCATGGAGATCTACTCTATCATATGTTTTCATTAATAGTAAACCATTTCCCTGTGTCGGTATCCATCAAATGGGTCTTCGTAATCAGAAGCCAACTGGACAAAACCGCCTTGGCGAAACCGTAAAACTGCTTGAGACATTGAATCGACTAAGTCATCATGATCACCGTTTGGAAAAGCTGCACACTCTTCTACAACTTCCGTCGCCCAGTGTGTGTCGGGCTTCCAGACCATTCCTGACTCAAATAAAGGGGTGCATGCGTTTACTCGAGCCACCTTGTCTGCGCCTTTACTCGGAGTAAAGTTCTGTACAGGGATGCCGATTCTTCTTAATTCTTGTGTGAGGGGAGTTCCGCTTCCTTTCGCCTCGATAATTACTGTGTCTGGATCCCAGTGCTCGTAAAGTTCTAATGCTTTGCGCTTTAGTTCAGGAAACTCCAACCTTTGTTTAACGGAATCTAACAATATAAGGTGGGCAACTTCCCCTTGATAAAAGTCTTCGCCTATACGTCCGTGTGGGTAAAATACACCCCAAGTCGTAATTGCTGAATAATCCGCAGTCTCTGATTTCAAAAATGCCGTATCGTAACTTTGTATAACGTACTCACATTCAGGTGGCTTTTCAGTTGGCCATTCTTTCCACCACTCACGTTTAATTAATGCACCTTCTTCTGAAGACGGCGATTGCATGTATTGAGCAAACCATTTCGGTCCATTACCGAGTGCTGCCTTAATTGCTTCCAGTTCTTCAACTTTCCAGTACTCTGGCCAGACTGCGTCTCCACTCGGCAATATAGCTGGTAGTTCTATTACTTCCCACTGATCGTTTTGAGAGCTACGAGACATATCCTTGATTAATCGCCCTGTTAGGTCTTTAACTGACCAACGGGTCATAACGATAACTATCGCTCCTCCAGGCTGAAGCCTTTGCCGTGGTCCAGAAGTATACCACTCATACGCGTCATCCAGTGCTGCTTTTGACATTGCATCTTGCTCTGAGTGCGGATCGTCAATAATAAAGAGGTCTGCACCCCGTCCAGCGATCGCACCGCCTGTACCTACCGCATAATACTCCCCTCGTATCGTCGGTTGGTTCTCTGCCATGGTTTCCCACTTTCCTGCTGCTTTTGAATCTGGGTTTAGTACCGTATCGGGGAAAATGCGTTTATATATGTCGGATTGTATTAAATCCCTTACTTTACGACCAAAACGCACCGCAAGGTCGGATGTATGCGTTGCTTGTATGATTTTAAGTGCAGGATTGCGCCCTATTAGGTACGCTGGGAGTAAAAAGCTCGCAAACTCACTTTTTGTATGTCTTGGAGGCATATTGATGATTAATCGCTTTAAAGTGCCGTCGGCTATGCGGTTAAAGGCTTCTGCGACTATCTTATGGTGATGACCTTCTATAAAACTTGGCCACTGGCTTTTGACAAAGGCTAAAAACTCTTGCTGAGAGGACTCTACCTCAGTTATCTCTTTAATTCGTTCAGTGAGCTCATAGTACTCTTTTAACGTGTCCTCGGGGAGATTATTGAGGTCTTTATTCATTTTCTTCCCAATACTGTTTCCAAGAATTTTCAAACTTTGTTGCTTCCGTGTGGTTTCTAAAACGAATATACTCACCTTTCTCTACAGCATATTCTAGTGCTTCTTGTGGATTTTCAAACTTATGGTAGCCTTTTTCTGGATCCCAAACGACCATGGGTAAAACCATCCCAGGAGTAGAGTCGTCTAATGCCCCAAAAGTCACCATTCTGTGCGAATATGGGAGTTTGTCTTCTCCAACTGGGTATGGTTTGTATTTTTCTGGATTTAGGATCCTGTCTACAAAATTTTTGTTTTTATTGTCTTCTAGGACAGAAGTTACTACAGATAGCGGAAATTTTTCTTTTTCTTCTGTATATAGTGGCTTTTCAATGCTCATTCATAATCCTCTGTTTGAACGTCAATTATGTCGCCTTTGGGCAGTACTCCGCCCGATTCGTAGTAAAGTTCGTTCATTCTGACCAAAATTTCCTCTTTAGTCATCATTTCGACCTTATTGATGGTTAATTCGCTCTTTCTTACATAAAGTCCTGCTGCTTTGCCTCTTGCGACCTCTGCTGCGACTGCTGCCGACCACATTCCTGCCCCAACTGCTCCATCTCGTATATCTTTGAGGTCATCGAGGTGTGTTCCTAGATTTACGCTCACTAAATCGGCTGCACGGTCTTGCAACGCTTGAATTCTGTTTTTTATCTTAGGATTTTGATCACTGGCTAGGGCTGTGCCCGCTTTTTGCGCATTTTTAGGCGAATATCCTGCTTCCATTGCTGATTGGGTCTTGGACATGCCTTTTGCCACGTTTTGGGCGAATTTTTCCTGTCGAGGAGTCAGTTTATCCTTGTTTTTCTTTGTCATCGTTTAACTAAGCTCCCACCAAAGTACATTCCAATGATTGCAGACACTAAATTCGTGTCTAATTGCGTAATAACAAGCCCCTGAAACGTAACCCACTCAAAAACTTCCCTTCCTTCTTTGAAAAACCAGAATCCAGGCATCCAATTGGTGTACCCTACTGTTACATCGACCTGTGGATAGAAAACTGCGACTAGTTTTGGCAGTAAAACGATGGCAAATATGGCAGTTAGGGCGATAATCCGCCTTGTCCAAGCGAAGCCCTTGTCTTTTAAGCCATGGTCCAGCGACTGTTTCTTCGCTTTCATCTCAAACTCGCCTCTTGTGATCAAGAGTTTCTGTTCTTCCGCCTTGGCTTTACGACTTTGCGACCAAATACTTAATAAACTACTCAAAAGAGTAGAACCAAGCATGGTTATTATCTCAAATGGGAAGCCCACATTACTTCTTTTTTCTGTAGGTCTTAGTGGTGTACGCTTCGTTGATGTCTTTCGTTTTAGGATCGTCTGCTACGAACCTTCCTTTCTTTGTGCGGTTGCGAACAGTTTTTTCCTCATAGTTGAGAAAAGTCTTTTTGAACCAATTCGTTAGTCCGATTGCCATAATTTTCTCCAAAAAATTTTTGCAAGAATATTCTTGCTTATTTTGAAAGAGAAGTAAAGTGAAATTTGCAAAATCCAATATCCATGGACAATGCCTCTCCAAATCTTACCCTTTAGCTATAGCTACAGGGTTATGCTATAAAGGGGGGCGGGGCTACCCCTACGGCTTAGTTATAGCCCTTTTAAGCGCTTTACTTTTATACCCCTTTACTACCCTAGCCCCTATAAAAAAATAAGCCCCCTAGCTATTAACTAGGGGGCTTACGGCTTACGCTTAACTTATAGTTATAAACCCTTTACCTAAAAAGTAATTTAAGCCCGTTTTATTAAAAACGTTAGGGTTAAGCGTTACCCCCGCTTTAGCTAACGCTTTATTACTTATAGCGTTAGTTATATTAGCGTTAGGGTATAGCTTAGCGTTTACTATATTACCTACGGTAGCGCCCGCGTAAATACTAGTAGCTATATAGTAGTTATTACCCCCTAGCCTAGCGGTATTACCCGCGCTTATAGTTTTAGTTATAGGGTAAGCTACCCCGCCTATAGTTACGCTTTTTACGGTAGGGTTAGCGTTAGTACCTTTAGTTTTATTAACCATTTTTTATTACCTTTATTTACGTTACTAAACTTAATTATTTAATAACTACTATTAATACTACGCTTTTTAACGGGTAAGTAAAGGGGTATAAATATAATATTTAGTTATAAGGTAAAACTATATAACTAGTAGTTATAAGTAAAGGGGTAGCCACATACACACGAATGCGAGCATGAACAAGAACATGAGCATGAACAAGAGTATGAGTTCGGGTTTGGTTTTGTTTATCTTTATCTTTATCGAGGTTTAGAGCTCATGGTTCTGTAAGGTAAACCAGAACCATGAGCCACGGGGGTTAGAGAGACCAACCTAAGTATTTAGTCTTCATTCGTTTAAAAACGTAGTTAGGGATATTCATACTATCAATATTAAACTCAGTGACCTTCCTAATAGAACTGGCGCGGTTAATATACCCCGTTCCTGCATGGTAAGCTGGTGGAAACCACTTATACAGTTCATTAGTTTCCTCGTCATACCACCAAGTGCTTGAAGCGCCTTTAGATATAGGCTTTAATTTGACCTTATCATTTATTACATAGTTCATAATTTCACCTTATAGTAATTTATTACCCTACTATAGTAGTAAAAAGTAAAGGGAAGACCTAGTAGATTATACCCAGCGTGAGTTCATGTTCTTCTTGTTGTTCTTATGCTTATGCTGAACAACAAGAAGAAGAATCTTGGTTCGTGTTCTTGTTCTTGGGGATTATCGGTTAGAGAAAATCCCCCTTACCTAAGCAAGAGGGATTTCTTGGGATTACCCTACGGTAATATAGCCGTACTTGACCATATAGCGCAAAGCCGATGTATCTCGTTGAAATCCACCGAGCATTTTATCACTATTTTTAATAGCGATGAAATCCCCAATGGTGAGACCATCAAAAGCATCAACCCAATCTTGGTTGTGCCCAGCTCTTGGTTGTTTTCCTGTAGCGCTAATAGTAGCGGTAACAAGATAACCACCCATACCCTTGACTTCTACTTTAGTAGAAGCTTGAGCCTTGACCTTCTTAACTGCGGTTTTTTCAGCTTTACTTAATTTTGGCATTTTGTTCACCTTTTAAGTTATTGCTACCCGTTATTAGGTAGTAAAGATATGATACCGCTTTACTAATAGAAAGTAAAGCCCTTTTCTAAAAGAAGATAAAGAACATAAACAAGAAGAAAAGCCCGTGCCCGTGCCCTTGTGAGCAAGAAGAAGAACAAGGAGCAAGAACAAGAAGAAGAGCAATGGTTCGTGTTCTTGTTCTTCATGATTATCGATTATCGCTCTTGGTTCTTGTCCTTGAACCAAGAAGAACAAGAAGAAGATCTCTGTTTCTGTCTCTTTTTCTTCTTGTTTATCGATCTTGTAAGAGATTCTTGGCTCTTGGGACGGGGAGCCGAAGAATCTTAGAGCAGAACCAAGCTCCATGAGGCAAAACAACTATAGTATACAACAGTGGATACAGAGGTTCCAGAACCATGAGACTATTAGCACGTCATCTTAACAAACACACCCAAAATACACCCAAATATATTGGCTAATCTGGGCAATACTCAGCCAATAGCTCTAGCCAATATAACATTTCTTCTTATTATTCAAATACTTACTTCAAACACTATTGCCCTATTAGCTGAAACACGATTTGATTTGACTTTTAAAAACAGTTCTCCCACTCTCCAACACTAATAGCCAAATACCCCACTAACAACAGGGGCTTCCATCTTCCTTAGGGTATTACCCCAGCCAATGAACAGTGCAGAATGAGTTGTTAAGAAACAACAACGCCCCTTTACAAGAAAAGTAAAGGGGCGTGAACAGGTTTACTTAGCCGTGCGTGATCTGTAGTAGTTCAAACTTAAATAGTTCGTACATTATTTCGTACAACTCAAAGTCTGAAAATAGACCTTCAGCTTTCAAGGGCGGAGCGTTAGAGGGCATACAACCGCTAATAGAAAGATAAGTATTTTTACCGTTGTTTCTAAAGTGAAATTCTTCACCTGTTCCTTGTTCGGTTAGTTCCTTAGGGGCGGTAAAGCTGATTTGATCCTTACCGAAGTCTTCTTCCCAATCAAAGTCCTCCTCAAATGCTCTTATTTTTAAGTATAGGTTATTCATCGTCTTGCCCCTTAAAATAAGTATAAGTACGGTTTCTTTCATTCTCACAAAGGAGGCGAATATAATAAAAACCTTCGTCAGTTGGTTCAGTATTTTCTTCTATCCTCCAGTGCTCTCTTCCGTTAGCCTTAGTATTTATTTGAAAGTCAAAACGAGCAAACCAGTCCGAATCTGAGAGATTGGGAGGAGTTTCCTCTTGCGTAGTTTCTGAGAAATCAGACAAAATAACCGCTAGGGCACTTTGTACCGATCTTTCAGTAAGTATATTATGTTGTTCCATAATCATTTTCCTTATATTAATTAATTTACCTATATATTATAAAACCCAAAAGCCTGATCCTAAACTACATCAGTACGATGCCATGACGGTTTACACAGCTTTCGCAAAGCATCCCATACCTTGACGCTTGAGTTTCAAGGCGGTGTTCTTCGCATGTATCAAGATTTATTACTGTCTGTTTTTCTTTAGGGGGTGAAACAATGAGGTACAAATCATGTACATCGAAAGTACCCCAATCACATTCAGTACATTTTTTAAATATTTTATCTATGTTTTTCATCAGTTTGAGCCTCCCACTCATCGCTCGTGTTGCTTAGGCTATAGTTCTCAAAGAGTTCTTTACCGAATGGACCACCACTCGCCATTATATCGGAACCTTCCCACAACCATATAGGTGTGACATCACTAGGTACACGCAGTTTAAACATTTGCTCCATGTCTGGATTGTCACACCACGCTACAAACTGCTCGTTCATGTCTTTTATTATAGCTATACCGTCTTCCAGAGTACCCGCCCCAATGACATAGAAGCGAGGTTTATCAGGATCATAACCGCTAGGGTGTAGAGTAAATTCGTATATTTTATTCAATTTAACTTCTCCTGATCAGTAGTATCTACAAAGACAAGCTCGGGAGCCATTTTAAAATCACTTTTAGCCCACCGAATACCGCCTGACGGAAGCACTAGGTCTACGAGCGTACCGTTTTCACACTCGTCATCCCACGATACTAATAGCGCAGTTCCAGCGAGGGGTGAGTGATAGTCTTCGGGCAAAAAGTAGTAATTCTTTTCTTTAAGTAGTCCTTCGTCGTCAACAATTAAGCCCGTCACTATTTCTTGGTCTGGACCTGCGAACCGTTCAAGACGTACTAAATCTACAGGGCTGTCGATCCCCATAAGTTTTTTCCATTCCTTGTAGTCTGGTTTTGCTGAAAGTTCAATTACTTTAGTTTCTTTATTCTTAGGGTCTATGACCATTGCTGTTACAGTTTCCATAATATTCACCTTTTATTATTTATTACCCTTATAGCATAGCCCGCAGGGTTTACAAAGTAAAGGAGTTGTAAAAGATTAACTAGATGCCTGTTCTAAAGGTTAGGCTGTATCTAGACCCCGTGCCTACGAGAGGAGGAATCGCATGAGTCGAGCACATTTGGCTATGTCCGTCGAACACGTAGACGTCACCATCTTCCAATAAATAGCTGGTTTTAGTTGGTTCCCAGTAGTCGGCGATCTCTTCATCGTACTTAATAAAGTGAGTCTTGCTGGTATTGGTTTCTGCCTTAATATCGCCTCGGTAGGTCAGCCACTCTAAAATTCTAGGCGAACCGTAAGAAACACCAACCACTAGGTCGTTGTAAGTTGGTACTGTGTCCGAATGATGAGGTATCTCATCCCAAGAGTATTCATAAAGCCCGCATAAACAAAAAGTGAACTCTACGGGTCGGTCGTATTCTACACTCAACCACTTCTCTAAATACTTTTTTAAATCTTCCAAGTCTTCGTTTTCTTCCCAGGGGTGAGGTTCATAGGTTTTTCCTGCGTACTCAAACACAGAAGTACCGAAAGCTCGGGTAGGTCTACCCACCACTTCCATGTCCTCCCAATCTCTGTCGGTACGTTCATCCCATTCTCTAATTCGCACTGGGTAGTCTTTGGCTCTTCCTTTAAATAGATCCATCGTCATTCCTCATTAATATAGTTCCTGCAAAGCAGATAAAGCAACCCATCAATATAAACAACGCAGACAGTATAGACTGAAAACTTGCTGTTGAGGGGTCTAATGAAAACATATTGTTAAAAAGCCCGAGCACATCTATGGTGTATAGGTCTTTTTTCAAAGGCAGGGACGCTAAGTCCAAGAACACTAAGCCACTACTAAACACAAACATTCCTGCTAAAAATATAAATAAACCTAATGCTTTCATTTCTTTCTCCTTTTAAAATTCAGGGTCATCAAAATAAAGAAAGGCATAAGCTGGTATGCCTATACAAAGAATTATTCCTAAGATTCTAAGAATTTCTATTAATATCGCCTCCATTTTTCCTCCTCTAGTTAAATTGGGGGGGTTATTCCCCCCAACCTACACATGAGCCGTTCCTACATACAACGCGCAAACATTTTTCTTCTCGACTCATTATGTCTTCTTCCCACCTATGTTTTTGTATACTTCGCGCATTTCCTCAAAAGTACCATCCCACTCGTTTTCAAGATGGCACCAGACTATATTAATGTTCTGGATGTCTTGGTACGAGACACGTATAGTATAAATGAATGCAGCGTCTGAGTTTATTTCAGGTTCAGTAAATTGGCGAAAGCCAGTATTCCCCAGTAAGAAGGAAATAGCTAGTCGGTCTGCATAATGAAGTCTACGGTCAGGGTAGGAGTCGCCCGAGTGGTCTTCAAAAAGGTTTTCCCGTTGCTTTTTCTCATAATCGATCGCGTTCTGAATCCAAAGCACAGCTCCCGAAGGATAGCCATCGTGGTGTTTATAGATATCTGTGTAGACATTTATTCCGTCTTCCTTAGCAAAACGGTAAACTGCTCTAGTACTCATTCTGCGTTCTCCCGTAATATTTCACCGAGTGTGCGTACCCTCGCTGTTTCAAGATTTGAAGCAAACCCCTCACCCGATCTAAAATACTTTCGTGTTTTTTCTCGGATATAGTTGTCCTCGTTCCCGTTTCGCTTACTATCGTAGATTCGCATCACTTGCTTTTCAGTGCCGTTATATCTTAAACGCTCGTATTCTGCACAGATCTCACCCACCAACTGATTTTTCTCTTGTTCGGTGAGTTGTGATTTATTTAATAACCGTGTTGTTATAGATTCAGTCATGATTGCTCCCCTAAAAATCGACCATACTTTTCTATAAAGTTGTTGTACAGGGTTTCCCTTGTACCTTTTATATCAAAGTATTTTTTGACGTCTGTTACTTTCCAATGTCTATTTGGTTTCATACCGAGCTTACACCAGAGGGATAAATCTCGCTTTGTCATAACTAAGTTCCAATAAGCAAGAGGGATATCCTTCCCGTTGTAATTCATGGTCAGGCTTTCGTCCTGTGCGTCTTCAAAGAATGTTCTCATAATTTTTCACCTTTATTATTTAACTACCCATATAGCATATAAAAAGTAAAGTGGAAAGTAAAGGGGAATATTTAGATGCTTTTGATCATTTCAAAGTGGACGATACATGTCCTGCAGACCGTGGCGAACACCTTGTCGTTCTTTTTAAATGAGTATGTGTGACCACCTTCAAAGGATCGACCTATGACCTTCACCCCATCCATTTCAAATGTTTCATGAACGTTTCCGTTTCCCGTGGCGAGTGGTTTTCCCCAAGTTATGGGGGAATCACACTCTACACATGTATCTTCAACCTTTATTTTCATGATCTATATTGTCCATTCTAAGGTTTGCCATTCTAGCAGGAATAACGAGATACTGATTACACTCGTGACACGCTGACCCTTTTCCTACAGGGTGTGCGTTGTATCCTCCAGCCCAACCGTGTGCATCAGGTTTAATTTCACTGCTGCATATACAGCACCTGTTTTTTGGTTTTTCCATGCTGCTCATCTCCCCCGACCGTTAATAATACCGTCTATCAGGATTTGTAAAAAACGCAGTTCGCCTTCACTAAATTCATGTAGCTTTTCACCAATGGCGTAAAGTTCATCAGACATTAGTTTAACTGTTCTGGGTTTGTTTCCTTTCTCAATTTTAGTTATATTGTTCAAGATTATTCACCTCTATATATTATTTAATTTACTTATATAGCATATAAAAAGTAAAACGGAAGGTAAAGGAGTATGTACTTAATCTTTATGTAGGCTCCTTGCGCCATCGTTCGTTTTCTGCTATTCTTTTTCTCAGCCCACTAGAGGAATAGGCATGATCCCTGCTAATATACTCTGTGTTAATGGGGAGTTCTTTTCCTGTGAATGACTTGTTTTTGTAGTCGTCTCCTAAAAACCTAACGTCTAGGTCCAGCATCTGTAACAAGTTCCATAGATCGGCTTCGGTATCATACGGGATAATTTCGTCAATGTGCTTCACTGCGTCTAGCCTTAACCAACGTTCATAGTTCGATTCACATGGCTTGTTCTTAGAGTCGGGTCGATCTATTGTTGGGTCTGTGTGTAAACCGATGATCAGATGATCACAACGTTGTTTGGCTTTTTTGAAGAAGTATAGGTGTCCAGGATGCAGTAGGTCGAATGCTCCGCAGGTAAATCCTCTAGTTTTCTTCATCCTCAATGCTTCCTTCTATAACAAGAACAGTGGGTATAGCCTCGTTGTATTTTAATTCTTGGGGCTTTCTGTGTTGTGTTCTTTTCACTATTTCCCGCTTAGTTAGTGGTATTTCCGACACGACTTCATAAGTTTCTACAGTTGGTACTGCTATTTCGACGATGTATCGGTTAGTTTTCTCGCTTCCCATGGTTCATTACCCTCCCAAGTGTTAACAACATTAATGACTTCTTGTTCACTAATACTATACTCTTTTGCGGTAGCTTTGGCTCCATTGTCGTAAAAAGAGTCTGTGACACCATGCATCCACGCTTTCATTTTACCCATCGACATAGTCTCCCATGTTAATGTAGCCGACTGGTACTTCCTGACCAGCTATATAACAAGCGATATTATAGCCACCGACATCCTCGACATAACTAAGCTCTTTGTCAACACCGTTCTCGTCGGTGAAGAAAACCTCGCCTGTGTTACTTTTTATTTCTTTATTCATGTCACGAACAAGGTCTTGCATATTTTCAAACGACTCCATGTCGCTCACCAAAAGTCTCAGTCCAGTTATTAAAAATCTTACTTGCTTCTGATCGCTCAAGACCATA